CTCTTCGTCGAGCTGGCAGCCGCGTCGAGACTGCCCATGATCCTCGCACGGGCAGTCCCCGCCATGCGGACCACGGCGTAGATCGAATAGTTGGCCGGACGCCCGAGGGCGATCCCGAAGCTGATACGGGTCGCAAGGGCAGCCTGGAACTCCGCGACGCCATAGCCGTTGAGCGCGCCCGCTCGGAACGTCGGGTAGTTGCTCCCCGCGGTTGCGTCGTTCCCCGCGGCGCTCTGATCGGCCAACTGATCGATGTCCTGGCCGTCGGTACACAACACCCCGCTGTTCTTCGCCCCGAGATCGGGGTCGATGTCCGTCAGGATGTTGGCAGCCGGGAACGTGTACCTACCGGCAGCGGCGGCTCCGGCGGCTCCGGCGAGCGTCCAGACGGCCGCGGTCGGCGTCGCGTCCGAACACGAGTAGAGCGCCGGCGTGGCCGTGTCGATCCACAGATCCCCGGCAGCAAACGTACGCCCGATTGCCGCGGTGTCCACCGAGTCGTTGTTGAAGTCTGGAGGGCCGAGCGAGATCCACGTTACCTGCTGGAATCCGGTGTGCCCGGCTTCAGCGAAGGCGAGCTTGGCCAGTGCTAGATGGTCGGCAAGAATTCCAAGTCCACGCGGCTTGAGGATCGACGACACAATCAACCCCCTTGCTGTGACACCTGCCCGCCGGAGATACGAATCTCCACGCTGGTCGGGTCGCCAACGGTTGCATCGATCCGAACGAACATGCGCCCGCCAACCGCGGCAATCTCGGCAACGTCACCATCGGTGAGGCTGCCGGTGTTCGCGTGGTTCAGAAACTCTCCGCTCTCTGGGTCGTAGAGAAGCGGCTGTAGATCAACGGACGCAGCACCGGGTGCAATCTGGACCGACGCGAGCACGGTGTCGTAGCCGTCTGCGTTGAAGCACGATCGCGGGTTCGGGAACCCGCCGCCTGGAGCCGCATCAGCTCCAACAGGTGCTCCGGTCACAAGCCGGTGTCTCGAGGTCCGACCTCTCACCAGCGTGTTCTGGACGAGCGCCATGAACTTCTACTCCAGGGTGCAGGCCAAGTAGAGCGCGATCGGGAGGTCCCCGACGTTCGCATTCGACGCCTGGACCTCGACGGTCTGCGCGGCGGCCGTGGCATCCACCGACGCGATGGGCGTGTCGATGTCGGTCGCGCTCGCCTGGAGGCTCGGCTTGAGGTCGGCAATGACCGTAGAGCCAGCTCCGGTGGTATTGCGCAGACGGGCATCCAGGTCGACATGGTCAAGGAGCACGCCATGGTCCCAGACCTTGAGCGTCCTGCCCGCCGGCACGGTAAACGCGAGAACGGTGTCGTTCCACGCAGCGGCGGTCACGGTCACGATTCCCGTGCTTACCGAAAAGCGCGCCAGGGCGTTCTCGACGAGCTGTTGGAGCTTCGCGTGGAAACTGTCCTCGTGACCAATGCCGAGATGCGTGCCGTCGAGCCGGCGCTTGAAGGTGGTCCAGAAAGAGGTGGGCGGCTTCATGGATTCTCCTCGTTCTTCCGGGGGAGGTAGCGCGGCGTTCCCGTTTTCCGGAGATCGACGCGAACGACTCCAGACCTGAAGGCTATCACGGTCAGCCTCACGTTGTCCGCTTGAACGTCAAGCTGCTCCGCGATGACTTCTCCATCAACACCAAAGCGATTCTCCGACGACCACATGATGATCTTGAAACTCTTCGGCGCCGAGATGGCAACCTGGTGCGCATCAACCCCGATCTGAACGCCGCGGACCTGATCTGCCCGTCGCTTGTCTGGGGGGCCATGCTCGGTGCGGCCATCGTTGAGGTTGACCTGCACACCTCACAAACTCTTGCCCTTTTTCTTTGGCTCGCCGTCGGGCCTCGGCTTATCAGGCTTCTTGGCGGTCGCCTTCCCAGGCTTCTTCTGCTTCGGAGGCGGAGGCGGAGGCGGAGGCGGAGACGGCATCAGGAGGGTTTCCGGGGTGAGATCGTCGAAAGGAACGGCGGCGGCAACCGCCTCCAGCTCCGCCGGCCCGAGGGAGAGAGCCTGGTTCGGCAGGAGGCGAATCGTGGTGCCGCCGAAATCAACGTCGGTAGGGATGGATACCCGGGGGACGATGAGCCGCGGCTTGTCGTTGGTCTCGCTCACATCATCTCCCTCTCGTATCCGTCAGGTCCCGTTCCACTTGGCTAGATGCCGAGGGCCAGGTTCTTCACCAGCACGACAGCATCAGTGTCCTCGATGCCGACGCCGAGCTTGGCGCTGATCGCGTACTGGTCGACTTGCCGGTAGATGGAGCGGTCCTTCTCGATCTTGATGTCGTCGCCGATGCCGATGACGAAGTTCTGCTCGTGGGTGAGGATCATCTGCGGCCCCGCGAGGTAGCTGACCTTCACCACTGCGTTGTTGGCGATGTTCCCGCCCGCGTTGTTGGTGATCGTGCCGGCCGTAGCATCGAGCGTGTAGTCGTTGGCCGCGCCCTCGGTATAGGGCGTTGTCGGCGTGCCGGCGAGGGCGCTCGGCAGCGCGACCACGCTGGACACGGGGGCGTACTTCAGGCTGACAGCGATACCGTCGGGCAGCGTGAGATGCTCGACGATGCGCGGTTGGCTCGGCAGCAGCGGGAGCGGCACGAGCGGCACGCCGAAGGGCGCGAGCTTGCCGGCAGCCGTGGTCATGGCCTGATCACCAAGGGAGGTGCCGCGGCTCGCGACGCGCTCCTGGAAGAGCTGCGCGATGTCGGGAGCGCAGAAGAACCGCAGCTTGCTCGGATCGCGTCGGAAGCGGATCGGCATCTTGCGAAGGGCGGCACCGAAAACGCTCAGTCCGATGTTCGCGCTGGCCGCGTCGGAGTCGTTCGTGCCGCGGGCCAGCTTCAAGAAGCCGTCCTGGAGCGCCAGGAACGTGTCCTTGATGTACTTCGTCGAGCTGCCGTTGTCGAGCATGAAGTTCTCGAGCTGCGCGTAGCCCAAGGTGTCGCCCTCGATGTAGAGCTCCTCGGAGTCGTTGGCGAACTTCGCCCCGAACATGCGCAGGATACGCCGTTCGACCGGGACGCCTTCGACGTTCTCGAGCTTGAACTCGTCGCCGATCTCGAAGGGCAGCATCACACGCGACGGCGTGATGGTGATCTTCGAGGTGCTGACACCCCGGCGGATGCCGGGGTCCTTCGCCTCGGACGCCGCGACCATCGCGCGCTTGCCGACGCCGATCTTGCTCAGTTCCCAGGTCGATCCCTCGATCTTGACCACGCGACAGTGGCCCTTGATCGCGCTCAGATCAATGACGGTGTCGCGGAACTCACGGACTTGCTGTGGGTTGAGCTTCCCCGCGCTGGCCAGGGCGTCGGCCGAAGTGATGGCGGCCTTCTTGACGTCCACGAAATCTTCGTTCGGGCGCATGATTGCTTCCTTCTCCTTATGCGGGCTTCTCGCCCGAACTACTTCAGTTACCGATCGGCCTCAAACGAGGAACGACCAGTCCGCCTGATTCTTCTTCACCTTCACGCCAGCGCCATCGCCGGCACCGAGAGCCTTGCTGATCGCGGTACTCTGCTCGATGCGTTCGAGCCGCTTCACGACGTCGGTCGACACGGCCGCCGCCTTGGCAACGAACGGGCTGATCGACTTCGCAACGATGGTGGCCTCGGTGCTGATCTCGCGCTTGGCAACATCGGCCAACTCGCTGAGCGTCTTGACGCCGACGGACTTCATCACGCCGGTCAACTTGTTGACGGCGTCAACCACCGCGGCCATCTGGTCGGAGCCGATCTTGCGCGTGTTGTCGCCCTGCGGCGGAGCGGCCTTGACGAGATCACTCACGGCCTCGGAGATGCCGACGGCCGTGGTGGACGCGGCAGCCTTTTCGACACCGTTGAGACCGAGAATCATCGTCGCGGCCTTGCGCAAGCGCGACGCGGCGCTCTTCTCGCCGAGGACATCTGCCTGGGCCTTGATGACGCCATCGGCGGCCTTCTCGGCGCCGTCGCCCGAGAACTTCTTGAGCAGGTCGATGGCGGCACTTACATCGGCGCTCACATCGGCGTCGGCGTTCTTCTGGAGCTCACCGGCGGCCTTGAGCAGCTTCTCGCCAGCCGCTCGCAAGTTGGCGTCGAGGCCCTTGTTGGCAGTCTCGTCGTCGTTCTTGTCGTCGTCGTTCTTCGGATCGTCGTCGTTCTTCTTGACGCTCTTGCTCACGGTGTTGTCTCCATCGTTGGTGGTGGTGTCGTTCCCGGTGGTGTCGTCCTCGCCACTCCCGCCGGTCGCACCCACGACCACGGCGTTCTTCCGCATGGCGTCCATCAGGTCCCAAAAGCCGTCGCTGGCTTCCCGAAGCGCCTTCCGGTCCTTTCCGCTTTCCGCGGCGGCCTTCACCGCGTCGACCTTCGACTTCATGGCGTCGGCGATCTCGGAAAGCAATGCCTTGTGGGCGTCGGCAGCCTTCTCGACGGTCTCGACAACCTTCTTCACGTCGGCGGCATCAGTCTCAATGACTTCTGCGGTTCCGTCTGCGCTCTTCACGACAATCCACTCCCTCATGTTGGCTGGGCGGTCTACGAGAGCGACAGTGCTGGGCTTCAGGTCTTCGAGCCGTTGAACTTCGCGCTCGTCGTTCATGCCTTGACCTTCTCCTTTGTTCGCACGCCCATCCCTGCGACGGAGTACGCGCGGAACTTACCAGAGCGTATTGCCTTCTGGATCTTGGGGTCAAGCACTTCGATTCCCTGGAGCCAAGCTCCCTTCTTCACGGACTCAGTGCCGATCTTGAATGCGGCCGGTGCCGTGTAGTTGTCAAGCACGCAAACCTGAGCCGCAGAAAGCAACTTTCCGTCGTGCATCAGGTCGACATTACCGAGACTGTTGTGCGTGTACCACTCGAACGCTTTGCGCACTTCCGCTTCGGAATAGATGTCTTCCTGCGCGTCCGGGTTCAAACCGGCCTCTTGATCGTTCGGCTCGAGCACGATGCCGAGGACGTACTTCCCCTCGACACTTGCCTTGAGCACACTGACTTCGATTGTTGCCGTGTCCTCTTCCGGCGTCAACTCTCCAACGAGGTCGGCATAGTCGACGGGATCGATCGTCTCTGCGAGTGCCTTCGAAAGTACAACCAGATCGCCGAGGGCCGCACGCACGTTGGCCGCCTTGTCGGGCAGCCGATCGCCCAGCGCCTTTGCAACCGCCCCCGCGGCGAAGACCTTCTTCGCCGCGTCGCTAAGCCCGAGATCGATCGCCTCGTGCCCATCGGCAACCTTCAGCCCCTTGGCGATAACGTGTGCCGCGGATACCAAGAGCAGATTCCCTGCTCTGGACAGCGCATCAGCCACGGCGCCGGTGACCGCCTTCTCGATCTTTGTGACGCTTGCGCCCGGCAGAAGCTTACAGAGCGTCATGACGAGACTGGCGTCGCTGGCGTTCGCGCAAGCCTCCGCGACCGACTTCTCAACACCAGCACTGGTCGACGACAGGAGTCGTCTGGCGTGTCCGTCAAGATCGGTCAGAGCCGCATCCTTCACGGCGCCGGCCCCGGTGCCGAAGTCCGACCAATCGACCTGGCCGAATCGTTGCCGCGCCGCTCGCAGGTGCCTCAGCTCTACGCTCTCGTCCTCATTCGGGTTCTTGGCAGTGTTGATGTGGTGGGGCAGCTTCGACTTGCTCGAGACGAACTTCCCCTTCTTCGAAGGATCGTACGAGCCGTTTTCCTTCGCGTAGAAGGGGGCAGCATAAGCAGCGGAGGGCAGATCCTTGAGCTGCTCATCGGTGGCGCGTTCGACAGCCTTTGAAACATCGGCCGCTTCAACTCGCCCTACGGTAAAGCCGTGCTTGCGCAGCCAGCTCTTGAAGTCTCCCACCGACCACTTCGACTTGTCCGCGCGAACGGACTGGATCTTACTTTGGCCCTCTGCGATCTCGATGATGGCGTCAAGCCCTTGCGGCCACCCGCTTGGGTGAATGCGCCGGAACTTGCGGCCCTTGGTTGGGTTGAATTGACGGGCGGCGTGCTCGTGCGGGTACGGCTTCGACACCTCGATGCCTGGCCCGGCCGCCTTCTCGACATCTGCATTGAAGTTCGTGACAAGGAGCTGCTCGAGCATGTTGGCGCCCTTGTCGCCCCCCTTCATGTTGGCAAAGGCCCGCCGGGTGCGGAGCGTCTTGATTGTGAAGCTGCCGTCCTTGCGCAGCAGCCGTGGCAGCTCCCCGCGAATGCCGTAGGTGAGAACGAACTTCCCCTTCATCCCCTTGAGCACGTCGAGGAACACGGCCTCGTCAAACTTTCCCTCGCCGATGCCGACGTTGTGGCCGGCATACGGGGGATCGAGGAAGAAGACGGCGTCGGAAGCATCGTATCCCTTGATAACCTCGGCGTAGTCCTTGTTGAGAATGACCGCGTCCTTGAGCCGGTCCTTGTTCTTGGCGATGAGGCTTGGGGCCGTGCTGTTGGCCCCTTCGGCGCTCGGATCGAAGCCGGCCTTCGGCCCCTTCTTCCCGTAGCTGAAACGTCGGGTGTAGAGGAACCAATGAAGCCACTTGAGATCGGATTTCGGTTCGGCTTTGGCAAGCGCGTCAAAGGTCTTCCTTGCCCCCGACCACGTCATTCCCGCGAGTTTCTTCAGGGTACTGTCGCTGAGTCCCTTGATGATCGTGTAGGCGCGGGCAATGCGCGGGTCGGCGTCGTTGATGACCTCGACGCCCGCCTTGCCCTTCGCGAAGAACACAGCACCGCTCCCCACGAACGGCTCGACGTAGACCCGGTGCGCGGGGAGCAACTTCACGAGCATCTCGGCGATTGAAGCCTTCCCGCCGGGGCTCGTCCAGAAGCGCTTTTCGAGAATCTCAGTCACGTTCGTGAGGCTACCGCAACAAGGAGCGTCTTGTGAAGCCTCTGCTTGATCTCCTATTCCAGAGCAGTTGATAATTGGGACGTGATCGCTCGTCGCCGATGGATGCTTCGTCCCGTTGCCCGCTGCCGCGGAGGTTGCCCGCCCACGCGGGTGGAGCCCGCATGACCAACCGAGAGCTCTTCCTGTTCTTCCTCGCCGCTTACGGCGGGGCGTGGATCGTCTCGAAGGCACTGATCACCAAGCGCCCACGAGAGGCACTCGACGGGACGCCTTTCCTCGGGGAGATGGTCAAGTGCATCGTGTGCGTGTCCGTGTGGACCGCCTTCCTCGAATGGGCCGTGATGCCGCATTCCGAGTTGCTCGGTGGGCACAGGCTCGGCTTCGTGGATGGATGCGTGCTTGCACTCTGCACAGCACCGTTGGTCTGGTGGACCGCGCTAAAGGTCGGCGACGCGGACTAGTTCAACACCGGCACGAGAACGCAGCGGCACGCACCGTGCAAGGGGGGTACTAGAACCCCCGCGGTTGCGAGGTTCTTCGACCTGTTTCCCTTTCCTGCTTTCTTGAAGATCCGCAGGAACTTTTGTTCTCCATGCCAAGGGCGAATGCGCTTCACGTCGTCAAGGGACTTCGCGTCGAGCATTCGCTTGACGAGATCGGCACCGTCGTCGAGAGCAATATCCACGCTCTCCATCGCTCGACACCGCTTGCAAACCCGGTCGTCCCCAGCGGTGACCCAGCGCATCTTGCGGACGTTGCGCCGCTGAAGCTCACGTAGAGCAGACACGGTTCTTGCCGTCGTCGCCATGTAGGCAGCCGAACCGTTGTAGAGCTGTTTGGCGGGACCGTGCCACCCAGCGCGATCTCGGCCAAACTCCCGGCGCAAAACGGCAGCGCGTTCTTCCGCTGGAACAGCGGCAAGTGTGTCACGAAGCCCCGGCATGAAGACCCGGCGCAATTGCCGCGGGACTCCAAGCAAGAACAACGCGATTAGTGCCGCAAGCTCCTCCTCGTTGTTGTCGTCTTCTTCACCGCCGGCCTTCTCAAGTGCTTCAGGCGCCGGATGCTTTGTGGCGGCTCGTTCCCCAGCGAGCGCGGCCCCGGCCGCATATAGGTTTGGGGTCGCCCGCTTGATGGCCTGCTCGACGAGCGGTTCTGCCACGGATTCGTACGCGGTCAACGCGACATTGGCTCCGTACGGGATTTTGAACGCGGCGGCGTCGGTGCCCTTTCGGTGCGCGTCAAAGAACGCGGTGCGCAGCGAGAGCTCCGCCATCGTAAGCTCCGCGAGAGCCGGGCGTGCCTTGCGGATCTTCGCGAACCTTGCCGAGAGCCGCACTGCACTATCGCGGAGCTGCTGCGCCCCGGAATTCATCCGTCCACGTCGCGCAAATCAGCCAGCGACGCCTTCGTCAGCTCGTCGAGATCGAGAAGCATCTGCGCAATGGCCTCGTAGTCGCCTCCCTTGCCGACGACGTCTGCCGGATTCTGAGGCGGCATCGATGGCGCCGCTGTCTGACCGGGTTCGGTCGGATTGGCTAGGTTCTTCATCCTCTCCGCAAGCTGGAGGCTGTACGGGATCTCGGGGTCGAGCTTGTCGGGGTTGATTTGTGGGAGCTCCCCGGCCTGTGGGAAGACGTCTTCGACTACCGCCCGGCCGAGTGCCGGGTTGATACCGCCAGTGCGCTCCGCAGCGGCAAGCATCGCGATCAGCTCGCGGTTGTCGGTGACGTTTGGAGTGCGGCTCTCGAAACGGTGCCATCGGTAACCCCGCTCGAGCAGGACCAGCCGATTGATGTGCCAGTCCATGATCGCCCGCTCGGGCGCGAAGACTTGCTCGTCAGTCAGGCGGCGCCCGATCTCGGCGATAGACCTGTTGAGCCCGGCAACATCGCCAACAAACAGCGAGAACATGCGGAAGCTCCGCATCACGCTTCCGACATTCCACTTGCTGTAACCGAGGAACATGGCGTCGCCGTGCTGGTACTGCTGAAGCGGCTTGATGTCGACCTTGACCTGCCCGCCGTCTTCTCCCTCGAAAGCACTCTCGGCCTCGATGATGAGAAACGCGCTGCGGTTCTGCTTGCCGGCAATGCGGGTATCGATGAGCTCTTGAATGCGCTCGATGGTCTGCTGCGTAAGCATGCCGTTGCTTATGAGAAACGCCATCGACGGGATCATGTTGTTGGCGAAGGTCGCATAGTTGATTTCCTCAGACTCGCGAATCCCGAGGACGTTGAGGTAGGCGCCCCACCACCGGGGCAGTCCATATGGACTGAGCGGATTATACCGGGTGATATAGTACAGTTCGCCGGCTTTGCGCGTGTCAGGGAACTTGGCAACCTCCTCTTCGGGCACGAACTTTCCGGTTTCCCCGTCGAGCGTCCTCGGATCACCAAACTGCTTGAACCATCGGTGGCGCACCGTTGGGGCGCCACCGACAAAGACCGCGCTCCCCTGAACGAACGTGCGGAAGCGCTTCCATACCTCAACCATCTCGACGGTCGGCAAGCCGTCGTCCCCGATGGTAATTGTCGGCTCTTCGACCCGCACGAAGTCTTCGCCTTCGAGCGAGAGCCTGACCTGCGGGGCCGGGATGTGGCGCAGACGCATCAACCGGCCCGACATGCCGCGAATGCACTCGACGAAAGCATAGCCGTTCGTCTCGTAATCGTGGCGAACCCGCCGACGAAGCTCGATGAACGGCCCGTTGTCAGAGATCGATTCGAAGGCGTTCTGAAGTAGCACCTTCTCGCGGGCCATCTCTGCTTTTGCCTTGTCGTCGAGCTTGCTCTCGGGGACGCGCGGCGCGAAGCGGTGGCCGAACGATTCGATGTTCGTCTCCATCGCCTCGATAGGCGGGCCGAGGACAGAACTGTTCTCGACGATGCGCGAGAGCGTTGCTGCACTGACCGGCGCCGGCACGATGCGGTCCGCAACGCCTTCGAAGATCGCCTCTTCGCCGATCGAGCGCGTTGCACTCTCCGGGACCTCGCCGTCCTTGGCTTCGAACACCAACGCCTTGAGGGTACGGATCTTCCGTCTTTCGGCGTTGGACAGGTTCTTCATCAGGTCGACAATTTCCGGCATGATTATAGGTTACATCACCACCGCAGCCGGGGGGAAGCTACATAAGGCCAACGGCATCTGCCGGATTGCGGCGGCGCCCGCGCCTGGTTGCAATTGTGACCGCATGGTCGAGAGAGTCAAAGTCGTCATCGTGCGCCCCATTCGGGAAGGCGATGATCGAAGCGATCATCTCCCCGTTGCCGGGAAGGAAGACAATCCCGCCGCGTTCGAACCTGGCACTGAGCCGGTGGCCACGAGTGATCTTGTCGGAAGGCGGGCGGATGCGCACGATCGGGAGATCAGGGCGCTTGCGGCGGAGCTCTTGGATCAACGCCGCCTCGTAGTTGACTGCCTCAACAGCACACTTTGCAACGCGCCACTCGTCGCACAGCTTCGCGACAAGAATACGCTGCTCGTAGAACGAGAATCGCCCTTTGACCCGACGAATCACGTACACCAGATCCTTCGCGCGGTCGTAGGCGATCTTCGTCGCCGAGAAGTAGTCGGCAGTCGCTTTCTTCGAGATGGCGAGATCCACCCCCATGAAGATCGGAAGCCTCTTCGGGACTTCTCGAACCTCAGTGCAGTTCTCGATGCTGAAGATGCCCCCGCTCGAGAGCACTTCAACCACGCAAAGATACTGGCTGGCAAAGATGATGCTCCCCTGATCGCGACGACGCTTGAGCAGAATTTCAACAGGCCATTTCTCGGGCCAAGTGCTCGTCCACCCGACCTCGTCAGAGCCGGTCATCGCGGGAACGCGAAGAACCTGGCTCGCCTCAAGGGTCTCGGCCATCAGGTGCCCGTACAAGTCCTCCCCGTGATAGCGGGTACCGAGGATATGTAGCTCGCCGCTGGGTTCCAACGTCGGGAGGACGTGCTTGAAGAAGAACGTCAAGGTCCGCTGGCGCATGCGCGGTGATCGAGCGTTTTCTTCATCGACTAGGTCGTCGCAGAAGATCGCGTCGTAGTGCTTCGAGACAACAGCGCTTTCGAGGCCAACGCAGGCGACGGACGGTTCCTTGGCGTTGAGCGTTCGCCCAGCAACCACAATGCTCAAAGCCCCCCACGCCAAGCCCGCTTGTGGCCCAAACATCTCCTGAAGCGGCGGGCTGAGCAGGTTCGCCTTGATCTCGTTAAGCATGTCCTGCGCGTTTCCAGAGGACTTGCTCACGATAAGAATCCGCTTGTTCGGATTCTTGAGCAACATGTGGACGATGCGCAGGACGGTGCAGACTGTCGTCTTGCCGAAGCCGCGAGCCGCGAGAATCAAGGACGCGGAGTTACGAACTTGATGTTGCACCATCTGGAGATGGTGCTTCGCGAAATCGAGCCCAAGGACCTCCGTTGCGAGGAGATCGATACGATCGAACTCGAGGATCTGGCGCTTGATGAACTCGCGTCGAGCTGCGTCCACGAAGCGAGCTTGCTCGCGGAGCTTCTCCTGCTCGGCACGCGGCATCATGACCTACCTCACTTCAGGGTAGGGTGTCAGCCCCAGCACTCGAAGTGGATGACGTCAGCAGCGGCGTTGAGATCGGCGTCAGCCCCGAGGCTGAAACCGTTCGCGAGCGCGGTGATACCAGCGCCGCCCGCGGCAACGGCCGTGGTCACGGCGGCCTTCTGCTTGAGCATGGCGCCCGCGCCCATGTCCTCTGCCCAAAAGGCGAAACTGCCGCCCGTCACGTTGTAGAGCTTCACAACCGACGGCTGGAAACCGATCTTCGTCACGCTGATCAGCGCGCCAGTCCCGGTGATCACGCCGAGCGAATGGTTGATATCAGTGGCGACCTTCATATCTTCTCCTCGGGCTTGATGTCGACGACCCGCCGCCGCCGCAATGTTCCGCCGCGCAAAATCTTCCCTGCGCGTTCCGTAGCTTGCCGCGGAGCAATCTGCGTTGCAACCCTCTCCTGCGGCTCAATGTCAAGGATGGACACCCCACCGGCTTCCATCATGCTTTGCAGCTCAATCAGGTTCCGTTGAACCTGAGCGGCCAAGTCGCCCACCGGGCCACCGCCTTCGGGGCCACCTCCACCAGTAACGTTAACGGTGTTGAAGTTCACCACCCGCGGGCCGTGCCCGCCGCTGGCAATCACGCCGATGCTCGAACCGATCCGAACAAGGTCGGCGTGCATCGAGTGCGCCGTCTTGATGGCGCGCAACGAAAGATCCTTCGCCCCGTCTTTGTGAGCAGCAGCCGCGACATCTTCTGCTTGGCGAATACGCGCCTCTGTGGCGCTTACGAACTCTGCAAACCATTCGAGGTTCGAGCGCTCCGCAAGATCGTGCCCGATACGCTCGAGCATCTTGGTGTCGCCACCGCCTTGGATCAGGGAGAGTTTGCTTCTGGCCACGGGGTTGATGTTCCCCCGTTCAACGGCTCTACGTCAAGGTGGGCATGCGGCGCCCCGAGGAACGGGGCGCGACGGGCGACTACAGGCTCGCGGCATCCTTGCTCTCGCCAGCAGCTTCAAGCTCGGCGCGTGCGGCACTGAGGTCGGTCGTCGCCTTCTCGAGCTTCGCCTCGAGCGCGGCCAGCCGCAGGCGTTGCTTTTGCACGCGCGCCTCTGCCGCAGCAACGGCGCGAGCCGTTTTCGCGATGGGGTCGCGGGAACATGTGCCGGCGGGACGGCTGGAGCCGAGCCCGAAGAACGCCCGCCCGTTGACGTGAGAGCCCGTGATGGCCTCCGCGGCGGCGGTCGGGCTGCCGTAGATCACATTGTCGACCTTCGTCAGCCGCGTATCAGGGACGTACTCAACCTTGTACCGCGCACCCTTGTAGGTGATCGTCTTGTGGATGCGGTCGCTCCCCGAAGGGGGCAATGCCTCCGGGGTGGGCTGATCGGCAGGGATCTCGACGACAGGAGGCTTGACGTCCGCCGGGGGCGTGCTCGACTCCTCCTGCGTCGGTGGCGACGGCTCCAGCGCGACTTCTACGTCCTCAACGGACAAGAACGCGCCGGCCTTGGCGAGCGCCTTCCCCCTCCGCCCTACGATGAATCGTTCAGCCGTCGCCCGGTCCTTGGCCCACGACACGACCTTGATCTCCTCGGCAGCAGACGCGATCACGGCACACGAAAGCTTGGCCCGCGACTCCTTCTCTCCGACAAGCTCGCCATCTTGGTAGCACCGATACTTCGCCATTCGAGCCTCCTTCTTGCTGTTGGCGCCCTATGCGCCTGCAAACCTCCGGCATGACGCCGGAGGCTCGCAGCCAGACAGGGCTCTCGCGTGATCAGACGCGCATAACCCTTCCGCGCAGCAAGTCAGACAACGCATCGATCACGACCTCAGCCCCGAACCCACCCAAGGAGGCAGCGAACAACAGGGCCTTCGCGAATAGCACGGCAAGCACGACCGAGCCCGCCAGCGTGATCAACAGGTCAAGCATTTTCAGTCCTCTCTTTCCCTTCGGCAAACAATCATGAAGCTTGGCCCGCCAGTTCCGCCATCGTCAGCCTGCTCACGGCGACTTACTCGGGCGCAAGGAAGAGTCTTCACGGCCGATACCCCCTCACCCACAACCAAATCTCCCGGCCGAGATTTGCGCGAAACTCCTTGGTCGGCGGACGAGTGAGCCAATCCATCCAATCGAACCCCTCGGAGTAGATGAAATCGTGCTCGCCTTCCGAAAGCGAGCGCCAGAAATCGCGAGCGGTCATTGCTTGTCCTCCTTAGTCGGCCGCGGCGGCCCGCGCCCGGTCCACCGCCCGGTCCACCGCGTTGAGCCGCGCCTCCGCCTTCGCCTTCTCCGCCCGCTCCTCCGTCATCAGGCGGCCCCCGATCTGAGCCCAGGTGCGGAACGCCGCGAGGGCCTCCGCTGCCTCGGCCTGCGCCCTGGCGATCTTGCAGTTGCGGGCGGCCGCAAGCGACTCGAACGCCACCATCCGAGCGCGTCGCGCGACGCGCTCCAGATGATGTTGCGCATATGGGGGAAGTCGTCGATCCAGCAGGCATATGCCAAAACATCAGGTTTCATGGCCTCTTCTCACGCTTGATCACGAGGCCCGACCCATCACACCG